TCTTCGTCACAGGCGTTTGCGCCGGCTGTGTAGGCGTCCAGAACCAGATCGATGGGCGCGACGCCGGCACCAAGGAGACGCTGGCCANTGACGAACAGNCCGCGCTGNAAATTGTAAAGCTNAACNATNGGGTTCGAGCTATATTGCCACGTGGCTTGATCGCCCCAGCGTTGGGCGCCATCGCCGCCGGCGGTTGTATCTTTGCGCCAGTCATAGAGGCGCCGGCCGCGCACGCGGAAGGCGAAGCTCGGGATGCTGTCGTACATGTCTTTCCAGTAGGCGCACCGCACCATTACATATGAAACGCCGGCGCCCCTGTAATCATCGGTCCAGCGGCCAACTGGGTTGGAGCTAGCCAGCAACTCATAGAGGTTAGGCTGGTCTTCGTAGCCATGAAAAAACCAAACATCCATGGTCGGGTAACGGGTGGTCGGATAACGATATTCCGTGACCACATAGCGGTCAAAATGGGTTGTGGATTCCTGAAGTTCCAGCGTCTTGAGGTTGCCATCCACCCAAAGGCTCACCAAAGAGTCGTGCGGCCCGTCCCCCACCACATAGACGCGATCAAGGAACCGGTTATCCGCGCCAGACACGTTCTGGTAAACAAGGTGNCCNTCGGTCACGCGCTCGCCAAAGATACAGCCGCGCGGCACGTCTCCGGCAATCTGGAGCGAGCCTTCAAAACCGCCCGCGTCGGTGGTCGTCGCCTTATCGCCGCCGCCAAGAGCCTTTGATAGGTAGGACAGGCCAACCGAGACCCCAATGCCGACAATAGCGCTACCGATGGCGCCAAGGCTGCCGACTGCGGCCACGATGGGAGCGATGAAGGGCATTATGAAACCTTGAAGGCGCGCGCCAATCGAGAGCGCGGGAGGGTTGTCAACCCGTGGACCGGGGACATGCCAAGAATTGAGGTGCCGACGACCACCACGCCGCAGGCGTGACCGTCTGCATCCAACACGGTGCCGATATCGCCCCGGCCCGCACGCACCGGATGCACTTCGTCCAGGCGCGCCGCAAAGGCGTCCCCAACATCTGAAAAGCCAAGCCGCTTCAGTTTGCGAGCGGCCCCGACCTCGGTGGTATAGGTCCGCTCATCTGCCCATGGATCTGCACCGGTCTGTGCCGCAATGCAGTCCATTGGCAGGGTGAAGCAATCGCGTTCGCCCCAGGCGAACCCCTGCAACCGATACAGATCAAGCACGGCGTCCAGCCGCTCAAACCAGTCGTGGTGCTTCATTTCGCGCGGCCCCAAAGGAACTTGGCATCCGCCACAGCCGCGTACAGGAAGAACCCATCCGCGCTATCAATCAGCCGCTGGTCAGCGTCACTGCGCACACGATGCCCGACGCGGGTATGGTCGCGCGAGCGGCTTTCCAGCGTTGCGGTTAGGGTGGCGCCTCCACCCGCTTGCAGATCGTGTGTGATCTGGTCCAGATAGCCGCGATACATGCGCTCAACAGAGAGAACGGCGCGCGTATCGGGATGGATATAGGCCCGCGAGATCGTCACGGGCCGCTGGTGATATTGCTCTGCCTCAATGGTGGAGAGTACGTCTACAGTCAGCCCCTCTTCGGGGATGGCAGACAGGGACACCGTGACGTTCGAGGGGGACAAGCCGCCCTCGAAAGACAGCCCGTCGATTTGGATCAACTTGCCAGCGCCGATGTAATCCACGCCGGAATACGGTAGGACACCAACTCCAGTCCAAAAGCCGTAAAAGCCGGCCGCAAAGTCGAACAAGATCATGTCGCGCGTCGCCGCACGCCCGGACGCAAGAAGCGCCAGGGTATCGCTGTCATAGGATCGCATGGGGGCCTCAGATGACCTGTGTTCAGATGACCTGCACGGCCTCAAACGAGATGCGCTGTTTTCCGATGCCATCCGGCGCCGACCACGTGTCGGGCACCATTTTCAGCACAATCGGCGCGCGGATCAGTGTCACCGTTGCGCTGGTCGATGGGTACGGCTTACGCAGATAGGGTTCAACCGTCACAGTGATGACGCCGCTGCTGTTGGCTGCGGCGTCCTCGACCACCTCATGATAGGCGCGGCCGAGGCCCCATTCGTAGGACAGACGGTCCCCAGCCTTGGCCTGATAGTTGGCAGGCAGGTCTCTCATGGTTATGGTAAATGCGGTGCGCGCGGTGATGGTGCCGGTACCGGTCCAGGCGCCGCCTGCGGCCTTTGTGAGAGACGCAGCAGCAACGCCATAAGCGATTGGGTAGCTACCCACCCAATCGAACCCGATAAAGGCTTGCGCACCACCGCGTAAAGTGCGCTCCCACGCCTCCCAGGCACGCCGATCGCTCCAGATCAGTGGCTCCGTCTCAAACACGGCACTCCACAGAGGCTCAGAAACCTCCATGGCCTGCACGGCGCCGTTATTCAGTTGGTTGACCGCGTTCCCCCGCGGAAGCGAAAACGTGCTGCGCGCCCATCGGATGGTTTGCGGGAACGCCCGCGGATACGTGATCGCCATGTCAGGTCCGCTGATAGCTGGGAGTGCGGGCGCGGCTGGCATTCACCACGCCAGGCACCTGCTTCAGGATTTGGCGGTCGCGCTGGTCCAACATTTGCTGGATCTGCGCCTCGCTCATGTTGGAGCCGCGCGCGTCAATTGTGGTTGAGGGGGCGAACGTGACGCCACCCCCACCACCGCGAGGCGGGATGCGTGGAAGGCTTGGCGCCGACCCGACATAACCACCGGCAGCGTAGCCCTTGAGCCCGCGTCTCATGGCTTCAAGAGCGGCAGGCCCGCCAGCACTGCGCACACTATCGGCGTCGAACACATACTCGCCNTTGTGCACCACGCCNGCCGGCTGGTTCCGCCCGCCAGGCCCGGTGTATCCGCCATCGGCGAANCCGCCTGAAAGCCCCTTGAACAAGGCGCCGATCAGCCCGCCGCCACCACCGCCATTGGGAGAAAACAGAGAATCCAAGGCAAGATCTGCAAGCTTATCGCCCAGTCGGGATACGGCGTTAGCTAGAGATTCCGCCGCACTAGTACCATTCCGAAAATCCGACACAAGGCCACCAACAACATCTCGCCCTATGTCGTTGATATCACCGTAAGCCTGCTGAGCTTTCTGAAGAGATTCAACCTGCAGGCCATACGCATCCGTGACTTCTTGGATGGCTGCAACCTGCTCAGGAGCGAGTTGAATGCTGGCTAGATCCGTCTCGCCCTTTCGGCGAGCCTCCTCACGCAAATCCGCAAGAGCCTGCTGTTCCATATCAATTGCAAGTCGCCGTGACTCCTGCGCTGCAATGCCCTGCCCAACCATCTGCTGCTCTTCGACAAGGGCGGCGGTTCGGTCGCGAATGAGCTGGATGTCCTGGTCAAAGCGGCTATCAGATGACGCCTTGATTGTTTTCGGAGCCTTGCCTTCCGCGGCACGCGAGGCGTCACCGGCAACACGTTTTCCAGCCAAGTCTTTCACTTGAGAATTTGTCAGCGTAACTCCGGCTGCCAACGCCTCTTTGCGGACTTCTGCGATCTCCTTTTCAAGAGCTAATTCGTTTTTGGTCAGGCCCGCCCGACGCTCGGAATCCTTTAGGAACTGCTGGCCGGCCGCCACCATCTTGTCGTACGCGGCCATTGATGCGTTTTCAGACGCACGGAAGGATGGGGGCTGCGCAGTTGCAAGTTCGGACTTTAGGCTTTTTGTGGCGGCAATTGCATTTGCCAGAGCGGAAAGAAGCGGCGACAACTGATCAGCTAGGCGCTGAAAATTGGCGTTGCCGTTCGCCAACGCATAAAGACGCTCTGACGCATCTTTCGCGCTTACCGAGCCATCGTTTAGACCATCCCGCAGAGCGCGCAATTCAGATAGCTGCGACTCCGAGACTAGTTTGCGCGGAGCGTTTTGAATGACATTAGAAAACAGATCTACGACGGCGGCTTTCGCCTCTTCGATCTTCTTAACACCCTCATCAATTCCGCCGGAAAGCTGGTTCCGCAGCTTATTGCTGATTGACTGAGATGCGCCGTCGATAGCCGGAGCAACACTCTTGGCTGCGTCCTCCACCTTTTTTAGGGATGCCGCATAGACATTTGCGCCAGCGCTTGCCGTGCTCGCCGACGAACTGAACAACGCAAGAGCGCCGACCACTGTGGCACCCACCACCAACCCAACAGGGCCGGCAGCGGCGGAAAGACCACCGAGCGCCGTTGCCAGACCGCCCATTGTCGCGGCCGCGCGCAGGGCTGCCGTGAAGCGCGCCAATGCGGCCACACCAAGTCCAAGACTGGCAATCATGCCGACTATGGACCGCCCCACCAATGCCCCTGCGATAACTCCTGCAACCTTGAGCACAACGTCAGCAGTTGCGTCAAAATTGTCTGCCAAAGCATTCAGCCCAGCAATCAGCCTTTGCGAACCGCTCAGGCTCTCATCGGTCTGTCCAATGTATTTCGTGAAGGCGTTGTTGACCTTTGTAACGCCCTGCTCAATCGTCTGGGTGGCGTTTGCAGCCATAGATTGAATCGATGGCAGACCCTTCAGGAATGCCTGAAAGAACTGCTGACCAGATACCTTCCCGTCATTCACCAGCTGCTTGAGTTTGTTGACGGAGCCCCCAGCCGCGTCAAGCCCGTTTGCAACGGCGATGAGGATTGGACGCGCACCCTCGTTGACCGAGTTAAATTCTTCAGCCATGACGCGCGACTGACCAAGTGCCTGGCCTAGTTGGACAAGCGCCCCCTGCGCTGCCTCTGCAGAGGTGCCTGCAACCTTAAGTGCGACGCCGACGCCGTTGGTGAACTTCAGAATGTCTTCTTGACTGGCGCCTAGGTTATCGCCCGCCTGCGCCGCTTTGCCAAACAGTGTGGCCATCGCTCCCAGGGGGGCAGAATTAGCCTGCGCTGACTCATAGATGCGGTCCAGCACGACTGACTGTTCGTTGCCGACGACTCCAGCAACGGCTAGGCTGTTCTTTGCCTTGGTCCACGCATCCGCATACTGCAGCACCTCACGAGCACCAAGGGCAGCACTGATTCCAGTCAGAGGTGCGATTAGGCTTTGCGCCATGCCACGACCAATGCCGTCAAGGTTCTTATTCGCCTGACGCCATCGGTTCTCTATTGCGCGGGCCTGTCGAATGGTGACACCATTGGCGCGCTGCATCTCGCGCTCGTACCCCTTGATGTCGGCAGATAGCTGGACAACAAGCCGTTCGAGGTCAGTAGCCATGAAATCCGCTCTCTACATTCTGGTGGGGATTACGTGCCTCGCTGGGCTCGGGTTCATGGCGAACCAGGTGCTACGTCAGCGGTCCGCAGATGATGCGACCATGGCTAGTGAAGCCGCTGCAAAGCGTGCCGTTCTGTCATACGAGGAGCGCGCGCGCTGCGAAGGCGTGCTTGAAAACGCTAAACGGTTCGTATCCGGATCAATTTCGGATCTTGCTCGGATAGAGGCCGACCTGAAGGGATGCGGGCTTACTCTGACAAACGTGCAGAGGTAGCTATCAACTCAACGCCCAGTCGAGGAACTCATCACTGGGCCTCTCGCTGCCATCGGCGCCGTTCGCCTTAGCATAGCCCGCCACAGCCGCCATGAACTGCCATACTGACATCTCGCCAACTTGCTGTGGTGTGAACCCCATTGCCGCTCCTGCGCCGAAAATATGGGCGAACCTCAACTTTCCGTTGGGGAGATCGTCAATTCGCTCTCCTGGTTCGCCCGCTCGACGTTTCCCAAGTCTTCCTCCGGCGCGCCAACAAGGGCCACCATGAGCACAGACTGGGCAATGGGTACATTTTCCAGCGGGGGCCTGTCCTCCACGTAAAACCGGACTTTTTTTAACGCCTCCCCCACCGGCATGCCGCCGCCGATCAAGCCAAGGCGGATAACGTTGCTGATGTCTTCAACGCGCCAGGTGCCTGACGTCAGCCGCTGAAGCACGACATAGGGACCAGCGTCACACGCCTCTTGCAAGGCCGCCAGCTGCGCCCAAGGAAGGCGGAAAGAATATGTTCCGTCCGCCCAATCAAGATCAATGCGTGCATCGCGGCTCATCAGGCGATCGTGCTCGCTGACGTCAACGGGCCATCGCCCTGGAGATCAATCGATACAGTGACGCGCCCACCCTGTTCGGCGCCGAGGCCGAAGCTAGCGAGGTGAGCATTGCCGGTAAAGGTAACGGTACCAGCAGAGAACTGCACCTCGATCTTGACGGATACAGACTCGGAGCTTTCATAGGCCGCAAGCCACGTCTCAACTGAAGAAGCGGCCAGCACGCCTTCCCCACCCACGTTCCAATCGACGTTCTGGACGTCACGACCGAGAGCGATAGCGGCGTCAGGGTCATCGCAATCTGGAATCGAAACGTCGGACAGGTTTTTGATCAGATTGAGCGACTTTGACGTGAACCCGCAAGGGGCGGCAAACACTTCAGGATCGGCGCCATTGCCGAGGAGTACGCGGAATTTGCCGAAGCGGGCGGTTTGTGGGGTTGCCATACGGGCCTCCAAAATAAAAAAGGCCCGCGCGATGGCGGGCCGTGATGTTGCGAGGGGTTGGGGAAGTTGACCGCCTAAGTGGCTCGCTCGACAACCGCGGTGAACGTCATTGCTGCATGGCTGGTCACGCCATCTGGATCACGAAAAACTGCGCGTTTTCCGATGCTCAAAAAGCACCAGCGCATTGTTGTTTATTGAGAATTCATCATTTAGCGCACGGCGAACGGCATCGGAGATGCGACGAACCTGCACAAAGCCTGGTGATTCAGACCAACAATCAATCTGAAATGAGATTTCGTCGGTATCAATGCAGTCCGCATCGTCAGACAAAGCGTCGCTAGGCCCGAAGGAGATGTAGGGTCGAGCTGCATTAAGTGGAACCGGGTCGTAAACCCTACCCACTACTAAGGCGGAAACACCTGCGGAGGATTTCAGCCGCGCTGTGACTGCGCCTTGAATTTCCAGGATGGTATCAGTCATTGCGAACCGGAGACCTTCCTAGCTGCAGTTCTGGTAGCCTTCCTAATTTCCCGCTTTGCCGACTTCCTATTCGCGCGGTAAGCAGGGAAGAAAAACGGCTGGGCACTTGTGCCGGGGTGGCTTGTCCCAGCAAACAAACCACCATTGATATGAGGAGCGGTGCCGAACTCCACCCACCTAGCGTAATAAGCCGACTCATCACCGGCATAGATGGTAATCGTCAGGCCCTTACCAAGTGCAGACCTCGCGATTTTTCCTAGTGTTAACGCCCCACGCGGAGGCGCGCCCCATGTCCATCCGATGCTATCTTCTAAGTTGCCACTATCTTTTTCGACAAGCGATTTTGCCAACCTAACAATGTCGTCAGCAGCCAAAGCCATAGCATCCTTGATCTCTGTCAAGGCTACTTTGGGCAGGCGATCAAGCTTCTTCTGAAGCTTCGCCAGCCCCATTGTTGTCACACCCTTCGCCATCAGCC